GCGCTGACCGAGGCGGGATTCAGATGGACCGCCGACCCAGATCAGAATCTCATCGAGCTCGGACGAATCGGTTCCGAGAAGAAGATGAGACTGAATCTTCCGCCATTCAAAACGAAGGCGCTCTCCTGGAACGGTCGCACATACAACTTGAGCTCCCCCGAAGAGGAGCTCGACCTGTTGTCCGAAATTGCCTTTCAGTTCGGAGTCTAGACTTCTTCCGTATCGGCGGGTGGAGGCGGCGCTTGCGTCGCCTCTTCCTTTTCCCCTCCTAGATCGAGCAGGTCCACCTCGTACGACGCCGCCAAGTCTCTCTCAGCCTTTATCGTTTGCAGATGCTCCTCTAGGTCTATCCCCTGTTCCGCGAGGGTCGCGGTGTAGGTCGTGAGTCCCGCCTGGATAGCCTCGACCTTCGCCTTGACCTCCTTCTGCGGGTCGACCCATTGCCATCCCCTCGGTCTCCACGTCGGACGGTTCACCGCCTGCGCATCGCTCGGAGATATCGTTCCTCTGAGAATCTGAGCTTCCAGCCACGCGTTGAAAATCTCCCGACAGAACTGGTCTATCACGACCCTCTGCAAATCCTTCCAGACGTCACGCTCCTCGAGCAGACCGACGCGGGCGCTCGAATAGTTGACCGCCGACAGATCGCCCGAGAGCGAGAAGTAGTGGAGGTCGAGACTCATCGCGAGGTCCTGCATTATCGACTGGTAGAACTGCGCGTGGTTCTGTGTCGGTTGTTTCGGGTCGAACTGTACGAACTCGTAACCTGGCGGAATCTCCTGAATGGTCAGAGGTTCGAGCGCGACCTCCATCGGCGCCTGTGTACCTTCGCCGTAGAACTGCTCGGTGTCATCCATCGGAGGACGGAGCATCCCGAAGGAGTAGGCCGCCGCTCTCGCCGAACTGATGACTCCGATCTTGTACCCTTCGGCGTCCTTCGCCGCGGTCAGCGCCGAATGGAACGCGGTCTTCCCGCGTGTCGCCTCGGGGTCGTCGTAGGTCAGGAAGGCGTGGATGAACTGGTCGGCGGGGACGCGCTTGCGATCGCGCTCCCTTCTTTCCGTCACGGGTTGGAACAGATAGTCGAGCCTCGGAGGCGTCAGCCAGTAGGCGACGGGTTTGCCCCATTCGTCCACCTCGACCGACATAATGATTCGGTTCCCTGTGCTCGCGTTGATCTCATTGTAGGTTTCGTCGAGATAGTCCGCGTCGATGAAATGGAGAGCGAACCCCCACGGTCCGCCGTTCACCTTCTGAACCAATACCTCGCCGTCTCTGAGCAGTCTGGTGACGAATATCCTCTGAGCATCCCAAAAGGATATCTTCTCGGACATCGAGCAGTTCCGACGGTCTGACCATTCAGCGAACAAGTCCTCGACCATCGAGTTAAGTTTTGTATTCGGTGTGCCCTTCGCGAATTTTGCGGTGCATTGGAGACGTATCCCTTGACCGATGACGTTTGAGCGGGCCTTCGTCAGGAATCTTTTGAAGACTCCGTTGTTCCTCGCCTGCTCCCTCGCCCTGGCGCGTAGCGCTCGGAGCGAGAGTCTCAGTTCGTAGTTCTCCGAGGTCGGCGTGGCCGACCAGTCGGAGTTCAGGCGGGACGCCTTCGCCGCCGAATATCTTCGGCGGATTATCGGGAGTTCCCTCTTCCCGACGGTGTCCCTTATAAGTTCCTTGATAAGGTCGGTAGTTTTAGCCATCTTCTCGCATCCTCACGTAAATGTTTTTAAAGAATCCACCGCGACGGCGCAGGCGCTCCGCCTGGTCCTCCCTCGCGACGACTCCCGCGTAGTATGTGCGCGCTTGTATCAGCTCCGCCATCGGTATCCTTTTCAGCGCACGTCGTCCGACCTGCGTCTCAATGGTGAACTCCATCTGGTCGGCGGTAGCCTTCCCGATCAGCATCGCGTCGATGGCGTCGAGTATCTGCTTCGCCGTCGAGCGGATGTCCACGCTCTCGAGATTGCCCTCGACGAATCCCTTCCTCACCTCGACCCTGATCGAGTCGATCTGTCTGGTGTCGTTCGCGTCCGTTTTCGACGTGACCCATAGCTGGGCCTCGTACATTCCGACGGACATCTGCGAGGATTGCGCCGCGGTCAGTACCGCCTCGAACGCGTCGCCGTCCGCGGTGCAGTCCACGTCCGCCCCGTAACCGTCACCGCCCAGAGCGCGGAATCTGTACTGGGCATCCCAAAGGTTGGCGGGATAATCGACCGCCTGCCTCGTCCATTTGACCGATTCGCCCTGCGCGAGCTCGGTCGGTTCGTATCTGATTTCGTTCATATCATCTCCAATTCGCCGCGGAACTGACTCCGAATCGCCTCATTCTTTTCGGATTCGGTATGTTTTCTATCGTTTCCTCTTCTATTTTATCACCCTTCACCCCGAGGGTTTCCGCCATCGCCTCGAGGTTAGGGTTCAATATGACCCGCGCGGCGGTCGCGTAGACCCTGCAATCGAGCGCCTCGTTCCTCGTGGACTGGGTCAGCTTGACCCATTGCCTCGAGGCGACGCCCGCTCTGTACCTGGTGATCTTCTTCTCGGAGTATAACTTCTTGAAGTAGTCCTCTTCGTACCAGTCGGGGAAATGACAGTAACCAGGCATCCCTGGTTTTGGCACCCGAAGGAAGGAGAATATCTGATCCTTAGCCGTATCCGTCCCGACGGTGAAGAGCCTGACCCTCTCACGTCCGACAATTGACGGAGGCGAGACGATGGGCTTACCGTAGACGTTTGCACCTTTCACCGCGAACCAGCGCTTGCGTTGGTGCTTCCTGCAGAACTTATAGACCGCCTCGGTATGGTGTCCGCCCGAGTCTATCCCTGCGCAAAGAATCGAGAACTCCCGCCCCTGGTCGTCGGTGTAGATCCCGTCGAGGACCTCGGCGAGGGACTCCCAGACGCTCTCAAGGGCGGGGCTTCCGTAGACCGTTTTATAGTCTATGCTCCACGACTCGAGACCTCGTCCCCATCCGACCACCTCGAGCTCGAGACGGTCGTCCTGCACGTCGACTCCAGCGGTCAGCACCAGCACACCTTCGGGGACCTTCGCGGTGTATTCCTCCCGCTTGGCCTCGGCGTCAGATACGTCGACCTCCTCCTCTCCGTCCTCATCCTCCCAGAACTGGGCGAGGCGGGTGTTAACGAAAACCTTGAGCGTGTCTTTGAATCTTTTGGCCTCGAGGAACGCCGACGCCATCTCTCCCCACGTCGAGAACGGGGAGTACAGCTCGTTGATCCAGAATCCGCGCCTGTGCCCTTTGTAGTCGGGATTGGTGGAACGCCATTCCCCCTTCGCCAGCATCTCGGGCTTTGAGTCCTCCTCGATGACTGCGCCGCAATGCTCGCAGACGTACCACGCGCCGAGCGGGTCGCCCTCGTCCCATTTCACTCCCGACCAGGTCAGGTTCAGATAGTCCCCGCAGTCTGGGCAGGGGACGAAGTAGTAGCATCGGTCTGATTCCTCCCACAGCGGATGCACGCGGGAGTTAGCCATATCGCGCGGCGTGGTGACGTGGATTATCTTCCGATGCTCACCCGCGGTCTTGGTTCTGGCCTCTGCGAGTTTTATCGGGTCGCCTTCCTTCGTCGGCTCGAACGCGTCGGTCTCATCCGTGAGGACGATACGACGGGGACGCGACGAAAGGGTCGCGGGAGACGTCGCCCAGGCGAGGGCGAAATGACCGCCTCGGAACGCCTTCGCCTCGATCATATTCGACGAGTCTCTCGACTTCGCATCTCCGAATATCTTGAATAGGGACGGTGTGTCGCGAATCATCGGGGCGAACGATTCGACCGACCACGCCCTCGCCTTCCCTTCGTTCTCGCAGACATAGAGAATCGTTGCGGGGTCGATGTGGATGTAGTATCCAATGATGTTGTTGAGGAGTTCGGTCCCGCCGACCTGGCTGGATTTGATGAAGACTATCTCGTTTACGCCTGGTTCGGTGACCGAATCCATTATCCCGACGAGATACGGGGTCGCATCGTTGGACCATCGTCCCGCGAGTGACAGGTTCGCCACCCTCTCTTCAGATACGACGCGATGACGCTCCGCCCATTCGCTGACCGTCAGCGCCTTCTCGGGGATGGCGGACGCCAGTCCCTCAGAGATACTCCGTGAAATCGCTTCGGAGACTGTCAAATTCTTTTGTGATCTCATCTTTAAGCGCCCTTGCTATCTCGGCGGAGTCCTTCTTCGCGAGCTTCTTGGACATCCTCTCGGGCATCTGCACCGCGAGACGTTTGTGGAGACGTGAGAATATCGACGAAACGACCGCGGTGAACTCCGCCACGCTCGCGTATTCCTTCCTCTTCACCGCCAGATCGAACTCCTTGAGCGCCGCCTCCGCCCTGAGTTTCGCCAGTTTGGCCTCGTCCATACTCCCGCCACCGAGGACGTCCCCGATGTCCGAGAGTTTGTAGAGGTTCTTCCGTCCGTCCTTCTCCGCGGGTTTGACGCCCGCCTCGAGCAGTCTGTTCGTCACGACCTGCGGGGTCAGTCCGAACGCTTCCGCGAGTTGGTGGGTTGTGTATAAGGTTTCCTCCATATCCTCCGAGTATATCACCGCATCGTACGGAGCGCGTCTTCGATGGACTTCTTGATTATCTCGTCCCTGTTCCTGGTCGCGCTGGTCTCCGCCGCCTTGAGGAACGTCCCCTTCTTCTCGATGTTGGCGTCGGGTTCGAGGATGTACATCACACGCGTCGACGATCGCTTACCCTTCCCGAATCTCTGCATAAAGAGTTTGGTCCCGCCGTCACGGATGACGAAGCTCCCTTTCAAGTTCCGCGGACGTTGCGCCTTCTTGATGATGTCGCGCTTGTTGCGCTTCACGTTGTTGGTCGGGATGGTCAGGTTCCTCGATTTGGTCGGTTCCTTGCGTCCGCCCTCCTCGTGGATCTCCAACCAGTTCGCCCGCGTCCAGACGGCCGCCTCGAGTTCGTCCCGTTTGGCGGGGGTTATCTTGATTCCGTACTTGTTGTTCTTCTCCCACCACCGACCGCGCAGAGTGAAGGTGTCGCGCAATCCCTCGACCACGTCCTGCAATCGCGAGGCTGCCTCGGCCGCCTCGGCCTTGAG